ATCTAAAAATAGTTACGTAATAGACAATGAAGTATGTAAACCTTTATCAGATTGGATCATGGATCACTTTAGAAAGTTTGCTACTGATGTTATGAGATACGAATATGAAGAGCTTCAATTTGCTCAATCTTGGTTAACTTATAAAAAACCTGGTCAATTTCATAGAGCTCATACGCATCCTAATACTATAATAGCTGGAGTTTTTTACTACGACGTACAAGAAGATGATGCAGCTATTTGTTTTAGCAAAGAAGCAAGATCATATAATAGATCGTATATAGAACCTTCTTTATTACCAGATTTTCAAAATTATCCGCACTCTCAAGAAGAGATTTATTTTAAACCAAACCAAGGGAATCTTATAATATTTCCATCTTACCTCACTCACGGAGTTCCTCCAAATACTACTAATAGGGTTAGAAAAGCTTTAGGCGTAAATGCTCTTACAAAAGGAACTTTAGGAGACAAAGAAACGATAAGCGAAATTATTTTTGGAAGATATAAATAAAAAAAGTTATGGTAGATGAAAAAGCTATAGAAGTATTACCTTTGTTTCCCAGTCCCTTATTCACGTCAGTATACACTAAAAATGATCTATCTAAAACTATAGATTTTTTAGACAATTCTGAAATGATGGGAACCATGAGTCAAGATTACGGATATCATTCTAAAGACACTTATATATTAGAAGCTAAAGAGTGCGAACCTCTAAAGAACTTTATAATAGATAATGTTAATTTTTTTGGAAAAAAAGTAATGCTTTACGATTACGAAGAGTATTCGTTATCTCAATCTTGGATATCTATTAAAAATCCTGGACAGCATCACACAATGCATACTCACCCAAATAGTTTAATATCTGGAGTGTTTTATTATGGAGAGGACGATCCAGATATGCCAGCCATATCATTTCATAAACCAACATTTGCTACGAATGTATCATATCTTTCCCCAGCATATCAAAACGACAGAAGAAAATCAGAATACGCATGGGATACTTTTTCGGTTAATTATTCACCAGGACTATTATTGATTTTTCCTTCTCATGTATTTCATTCAGTACCGGTAAATAAAAGCAAAATGCCAAGAAAAAGTATTGCTTTTAATGTAATGCCAAAAGAAAAAATAGGAGCTACTTATAATTTAACAGAATTATTATTTAAAAAAATTAGTTGATGGAAAATAACGTTTACGTACCAAAAATAAAAAACAATTCTTTAGCTGGAGAAAGCAAAGAAAAAGCGAGTAAAGAAAAATATATTATTTGGATAGTAGAAGGTGGACTAGGTAAAAATATAGCGGCAACAGCTCTTTGTCAAACAATAAAAGAGAAACATCCCGATAGAAAACTTATACTAGTAGTTTCATATCCAGAAGTATTTTTAAATAATCCCTACGCGGATAGAGTGTATTTTTCTGGAAGTAAACCTTACTTTTACGAAGATTACATAAAAGATAAAGATTCAATTATATATAAACACGAACCTTATCATCAAACAGGACATATATTAAGAAAAAAACATCTTATAGAAAATTGGTCAGAGTTAATAGATGTACAGTATAACAAACAACAACCGCAGATCTTTGTTAATATGGCTCAACAACTGACTGTTCGTCAGTGGATTAGAAATAGACCAACTATGGTACTGCAAACAAATGGAGGTCCTTTAACTGGTCAAAAATATCCGTATTCTTGGTGTAGAGATATTCCTTTTGAAATAGCTAGCGAGATATATAAAAAGTACAAAGATCAATATCACATTTTTCAAATAACTAGACCAGATTGTGAAAAAATAGCCGGTGCAGAAATAATAGATCAACCAATGAATAATATGGAATTATTCGCAATTCTTATTTCTTCTCAAAAAAGAGTGCTAATAGATTCTTGTTTACAACATGCGGCAGCTTCTTTTAAACTACCTTCGACAGTGTTATGGATAGGTACATGTCCTACTGTATTTGGATATGATCTACATACTAATATCGTAGCTGATAAGCCCAGAATAGCACCAAAACAGATTGATGGATTCATATTTGATTACAACTTAGATGGAGTTCTACATGAATGTCCATATATGGATTACAAAGAAATATTTAGCGAAGAAAAAATAAATAGTATATAAAGTGGAACAAAAAATATTCTATCAATCTTCTATGCCTAGAGCAGGAAGTACGCTGCTACAAAATATAATTGGACAGAATCCTAACTTCCATGTTACTCCAACTTCTGGTATGGTAGATTTAGTATTAGGCGTAAAAATGGGATATAATGGAAATGAAGAGGCTAAAGCAGGAGACGTTGAAATATGGAAAAAAGGCATGTATTCTTTTTGTCGAGAAGGTCTAAAAGGGTATGCTAGCGCTATAACAGATAAACCTTATATATTAGATAAAAGTAGAGCTTGGGGATCGCAATATTCTTTATTAAATAATATTAATCCAAATCCTAAAATACTAGTACTAGTAAGAGATTTAAGAGCTATTTTTGCTTCAATGGAAAAAAAGTTTAGGGCTAATCCTGATAAAGATGATGGTACTGTAAATAATAGAGATTTGACTGGAATCACTACGCAACAAAGAGTTGAAATGTGGGGTATGTCTCATCCAATCGGTTATGCGCTTCTTAAATTAAACCAAACTATTTTAGATAAGACAGCGAATAATTTTCTTTTTTTAAGGTACGAAGATCTATGCGAAAATCCTAAATCAATGATAGAGAGCGTTTATGATTATTTTGAACTACCTCAGTATAAACATAATTACGATCATATAGAGCAAATAACAGTAGAAGATGATACAGTACATGGAATCTATGGAGATCATACGATCCGTAATAAAATATCTGCATTACCTGATGATTCAAAAGATATTCTTGGAGACTACACCTATCAATGGATATACGAAAATTTTAGATGGTATTTTGAAACTTTTAGATATAACAAATAAAATATGATAACCGTATTATTTGGACAGCCTCATTCAGGAAAAAGCACTATAGCAAAACAACTAAAAGGTCATAATATAGATGGAGATAGTCTAAGAGATTTATTTCTAAATAAAGATTACAGTAAAGAAGGTAGAATAAAAAATCTAAATAGAGCAAGCGATATAGCGATATATCTAGATTCAATAGGGTATAGTGTTATTCTTTCTTTGGTATATCCTTATAAAGAAGCCAGAGACTACTTAAATAGTCTTTGTACTGAAGTTAACTGGATATATCTTACTTATGATGAACAAAGAGGAAGAGAATCTTTTCACGTAAAAGATTTTGATTCTCCAATTGAAGAAAATATATTACATTTGAATACCAGTAAATTATCTATAGAAGAATGCGTAAATAAAATAAAAAGTATATGACAAAATATTCACTATTTATCGGAAGATGGCAAAATTGGCATAAAGGTCATGAATGGCTAATCAATCAACAATTAGAAAAAGGAAAATCAGTTTGGGTTGCTATTAGAGATGTTGAAATAGACGAAAATAATCCTAACAGTGCTCAGACTATATTAGAAAATCTTAATAAAGAAACTTTCTTTATACAAAATAAAGAAAAAATACTTATTTCCATAATTCCTGATATAGACTCAGTTAATTATGGTCGTGGAGTTGGATATGATGTAATCTATCACGAACCGCCAAATGATATCTCAAATATTAGCGGAACTAAAATAAGAAAAGGAATTATAGACAATGAAGGTAACAGTAAAGAGACACTTGGCTAAAGCTATATCCTATCGATGTATAGGAACTTCTCAAACTATGATAATTAGCTATATACTTACTGGAAATATTGTGATAGCTTCTTCTGTAGGAATAATAGAGTTATGCGTAAAACCTCTAATATATTTTTTACACGAAAGAGTGTGGTATAAGTGGATTAAATTTGGACTGTCTAAAGATTAATATTATTTTATCATTATTTACAGATATTTATAAATAAAAAAACAATTTATGACATTAGTAATTTTAATCGTAGCTGTAATTATAATAGCAGCTGTAGTTTACAAACTAGACAAATCAAAAGTAAAAGTCACAGATTTAGTAGAATTTACAAAAGATCTTAATCTAGACAAGCTTGAGTCAATGGTTGAAAACGCAAAACTTGAGACAATAGTAGAAAAAGTAAAAGAAGAAGCTCCAAAAAAAGTTATTGAATTAAAATCAAAGACTGAGAAAAAAACAGTCGCTAAACCTGAGACAAAGGAGAAAGCTAAAGAAGTAAAATCTAAAAAAGCAAAAAAATAAGTCAATGAACAAAGTTACAGAAACAGAACTAAAAAGAATAGCTGCAATTAAAAAAGATGCTCTAGACGTAGCATCAGCTCTAGGAGAACTACAGTATCAAAAAGAGATTATCGAGCTTCAGATGGAAAATCAAAGGCAAAAAATAAAAGACATTAGAAGCCAAGAAGACAAGCTTTTTGTTGAACTAAAAGATAATTACGGAAACATCAGTATCAATATTGAAACTGGAGAATATACTGTAGTTGAATAACATTAATTTTGATAAAAGTTTCGATATTTATTGCTAGATAAAAAACATTATAAATGGCTGAAACTCTCATATCTCCAGGTGTCTTCGTATCGGAGAACGACTTATCGCAAATAACGCAAGGACCTATAGCTGCAGGAGCGGCCATTTTAGGTCCTACTGTAACTGGACCGGTTAACTATCCAACTCGAGTTACTTCTTATTCTGATTACAAATCAATTTTTGGAGCGGCTTTCGTTTCTGGAGGAGCTCCTTATGAATACTTAACTTCAATCGCGGCTCTTAATTATTTTGAGCAAGGCGGTAATTCTCTTTTGGTAACTAGGGTAGCTTCAGGATCTTATACCGCAGCTACCGCTTCTATAGGAAGAGTAACAGCTGGAACATTTACTTCTTCTTTTGTATTGGAAACAATTACAGAAGGTATAGTAATGAATAACAACGGTCAAGTTAATCAAGCTGTAAATGGAGCGCTACCTTCAGGATCTTCTGCCAATATTAGGTGGGAAATTGCTAACGTAGATACTGGATCAGGATTATTTAGCTTGATCATCAGACGTGGAGATGACTATGAAAATAGCAAGACAGTACTAGAATCTTGGAATAACATATCTCTTGATCCAAATCAAAATAACTTTATCACTTACGTAATAGGTGATACAAAAGAAACTCCAGTTTTAGAGAACGGAAGTTATTATTTACAAATTACTGGTTCTTATCCTAATAAGTCAAGATACGTAAGAGTAAGACAAGTAGATCTACCAACTCCTAATTATCTTAACCAATACGGTCAAGCTTATCCACAATATACAGCTTCTATTCCTCAAGCAGGATCAGGATCTTATCAAGGAACTTTTGGAACTGCTACTGGAGCTCTTTGGGGATGTTTTAATAAGTCTAAACTTAACTTATTTGAAGGTATTAAGATCGATAACGCTACAGTAACAACTGACGCTGCAAACGTTCAGGGAGTATTTGTAGAAAACTACGCGGTTGGACTAAGTCTACTTAAAAATGCAGACGCTTACGATTTCAATGTACTATATGTTCCTGGAATGAATGATCAAAACGCTCATTCTTTAATAACAGATGTAGTAGCTTTAGCTCAAACTAGGGGAGACGCTATCGCAGTAGTAGACATGAGTTCTTATGGTCAAAATATATCTACAGTAGTAGGTAAATCACAAACTTTTGATAACTCTTATGGAGCCACATATTGGCCATGGGTACAAATCTCTAGCCGTGAAACTGGTAAATTGAATTTTGTTCCTGCTTCTACTTTAGTACCAGCAGTTTACGAATACAATGATAAAGTAAGCGCTGAATGGTTTGCACCAGCAGGTCTTAACAGAGGCGGAATGTCAACAGTTCTTAGGCCAGAAAGAAGGCTAAGCGTAGATGATAGAAATCAACTTTATCAAGGTAAAGTTAATCCAATCGCTACTTTCCCTGGAGTTGGAACAGTAATCTACGGTCAAAAGACTCTACAGTCTAAAGCTTCCGCTCTTGATAGGGTAAATGTAAGAAGGTTGCTAATCGCGCTTAAGCGTTATATCAGAGAAATCGGAGAAACTATCGTATTCGAACCAAACACTCAAGTAACAAGGAACAGCTTCTTAAACCAAGTTAATCCCTATCTTGAAACAGTACAGCAGCGTCAAGGTCTTTACTCTTTCCAAGTTGTAATGGACGAAACAAATAATACTCCTGACGTAATCGATAGAAACCAATTAGTTGGAACAATATATCTACAGCCTACAAGAGTAGCTGAATTTATCCAACTTGACTTTAACGTATTACCAACAGGAACTTCTTTCGGAGGATAAACTAAAAAATAAAAAAAACATAAAATGAATCTCACAGAAAATACAAAAGTTAGGATTAAGGTACCAAAACACCTCTATGAAGCGATTCAAGCTGAACTTGATAAGAAACACGGAATGGATGAAGCAGAAGAAATGAAAGAAGCTTTATCTGGAAAAGCAGAAGAGCTTAAAGATTTCTATGAAAAAGTAAAAGAGCAAGTAGACGGTGGCACAGACCTAGATTCAGCAATTACTTTTGTGATGAATGATCTTGGAATGGAGATGATGGAAGAAGGCGAAGAAATGAAAGAATACGTAGGTATGAGTCCAGCTGAAATGCAAGCTATGGAATTAGCTGGACAAATTTTAGCAGCTGTAGCAGCAGGTACAGGCTTAACTGCTGGAATTGTGAATCTTGCTAAAAAGGTTAAGGATAAAATAAAATCTAAGAAGTCAGACGAAGCTCCTATGGCAGAAGAACTAGAAGAAGTTTTTGATCTTGATTTTGGAGGTTTGATGGAAGCAATGAAAGACGCTTCTAAAAAGAAAGCAGAAGCCAAGAAAAAGAAAGAGGTTGAAGATAAGAAAAAGAAAGTAGAAGACGACAAAAAGAAAAAAGAAGTAGAGGCAAAAAAGAAAGCCGAAGCTGCTAAGAAAAAATAAGTTCTGCATATTTATAAAAGAACAAAAACGTAATAGAGATGCCAGTATTGGATCCTTCAGAAATAATGTTTACAGCCTTCGAACCAACGGTATCGAATAGGTTTGTAATGTACATAGACGGTATTCCTTCTTATATGATTAAGAAAGCGGATGCACCAGGAGTAACCTTAGGAGAAATTAAACTTGATCACATCAATGTGTATCGTAAGCTTAAAGGAAAAGCAGAGTGGAAGGATATGACTCTTTCTCTTTACAATCCTATCTCTCCTTCTGGTCAACAAGCTATTATGGAATGGGTACGTTTGCATCATGAGTCTGTAACCGGTAGGGATGGATATTCTGACTTTTACAAGAAAGATTTAAACCTTTCTATCATAGGACCAGTTGGAGATATCGTTTCTGAATGGATTATCAAAGGCGCTTTCATTAAAGAAGCTTCTTTCGGATCTTACGATTGGGCCACTACCGATCCTACAGAATTGACGATGTCTATCGGAATGGATTTTTGTATTTTGAACTACTGATGTTTAATTATTAGAATAATTCTATTCTAAATTACTAAATAACTAAACCTCTGCATATTTATAATAAAGCAGAGGTTTTTTATGTTTACAGACTACTTTAAAATTATACGTCAAGCACTATCAGAGAATAGAGAAAAGGGAAAAGGCCAATACTATGAATCCCATCACATAGTTCCCGAGTGCTTCGAACAATTCAATAAGAAAAGCTCAACAGTATTACTAACTCCAGAAGAACACTATAGAGTTCATAAGATATTAGCTAACGAGTATAAAGATCATCCATTATACGGAGAAAAAATGTTATGGGCTTTTCATAGAATGACCTATAGTGGAGATATTGAATTGTCAGAAGAAGAATATGCAGTAGCTAGAAAAGCTCTAATGAAATTATGGAAGCGAAAAAAATCAAAGACTCACAAAGAAAGAATAGGAAAAGCTCATAAAGGAAAAAAGTGGATGCTAAACGAAAAAACTGGAGAATATGTGCAAATAGATTCTACAGAATTACAAACTTATATAGATTTAGGATGGAAAAATACTCATAAATTTAAAGAAAATTGGGTTCCTACTGAAGAAATGAGACGTAACATGTCTATGGCATCAAGTAAATCTAAATTGGGTAAAATAGGAGAAGAATCTAGAGCAAGTAAAGGAATTGTAGTCTGCGAAAATACTATAACAGGCGAGAAAATAGAAGCCGGGTCAGCACTGCAATTAGCGAGCAAATTAAATATGAATTGTAGCGTATTTCATGAAGTTCTAAACGGGTCTAAATACGGAAGTAATCCAAAACCAAAATCTCCAAAAAGCAAATACTATCAATTCCTTCAAGATCACAAGATATACTATAAATAGACAACAGACTTTTTTGTTTTAAACCTTCAATCTGTATATTTATAAATAAATAATTTATGTCACAAACAAAATTTGAAGTTCCATTTGAAATCATAGATTTGCCATCAAAAGGCTTAATTTATGCAAAAGAAAATCCTTTATCATTAGGCGAGATAGAGATGTATTATATGACGGCTAAAACTGAAGACATCCTCACAAACATTAATCTTCTTCGTCAAGGTTTAGCTATCGAAAAGATGCTAAAAAGTCTAATTAAGTCTCCAATAGAGTACGAAACTATGACCTTAGGAGATCGTAACGGTCTTCTTATAGCTGCTAGGATTCTTGCTTATGGAAAAGACTATACATTTAAGTACAGGAATCCAAATACTTCAGAAGAAGAGCAAGTAACGATAGATCTTCAGGATCTTAAGTACAAAGAAGTAGACTTTACTAAGTTCGAAAACAAGAACGAATTCTCTTTCGTACTTCCTCACTCAAAAACAGAAGTTACTTTTAAAGTGCTCACAGTAGGTGATGACAAAAAAATAGATGAAGAAATCAAAGGAGTTAAAAAGTCTTTAGGACAAGATCAAGGACTTCTTAGCACAAGACTAAAGCATCAAATTACTTCAGTAAATGGTGACTTATCAATTAAAACTATCAGAGACTTTGTAGACGGTGGATACCTACTATCTAGAGATTCTATAGAGCTAAGAAAATACATATCCCAAGTCACACCAGACATCGATACAGCAGTCCAATTCACTCTTAAAGATGGAACAGAAGTAGAGACTGATATGCCAATGGGTGCGGAATTTTTCTTCCCAGGATTTGGTGTGTAATGTATGGCAATAGTTTACGAGCATATTAGAATAGACACTAATGAAGTTTTCTATATAGGTTGGGGAATTAACGAAAGTCGAGCTTATGAATATGGTAGAAATGATCACTGGGAAAGAGTCGTAAAAAAAGCTGGTTATAAAGTAAATATATTTGCTAAAGGTTTATCCAAAGAAGACGCCATCGAAGTTGAAATAGCTGAGATATCAAGAGTTGGTCGATGTGATTTAGGTAGAGGTCCGCTTGTAAATAAAACTGATGGAGGCGAAGGATGGCAAAACTTATCAAAAGAAATAAAAGATAAGATAATTCAAACTAAAAGAATTAATGGCACTATTTCCAAAAATAATGTAAAAAAGGCAATAGATACAAAAAGACGTAACGGCAATTTAAAACATTCTGAAAAGACTAAAGAAAACATGAAAGGTCCGAGGCCTAATGCAAAAAAGCCAAAATCAGATTCTCATAAACAAAATATGAGAAAACCAAAACCTAAAGATATTTGTCCGCATTGTAATAGACTCGTTGCAAAAAATAATCAGTTTCATTTTAAAAATTGTAAAATAGTTTTGCATGGATGATACCTATAGGAAAATACTTCCAATGTTCCCTGGTCCTGAATATAGACCAATGTTTATGACCGAAGTCTTCGAGCTTACCTATCACGGTGGCGGAGGCTTCGGTTACTTCGAGGTGTGGAATATGCCGGTTCACCACCGTAGGTTTAACCTTAAGAAGATAAACGAGTACTTAAAGCATGTACAAGAGATGCGAGATCAGAACCAACAAAAGGTTACTGAGAGCACAGACATGTCTAAATTCAAAATACCAGAACACGTAAAACAAGTTTCTAAAGATTACGACTTTGTTTCTAAAGTAAAATCTAAGAAGTAAATATTTATCTTTATAGATAAACTAAATGGCACTTTTACAAAATACTCCTCAAGGCGGAACACCTCAAAATAAAATCGAAGCTAAAGATACGATATTAGCTTTAAAAGAAGCTTTAAAGATTCAAGGAGATTATAATAATCTATTAAAAGATAGTGTAAGAGAACTAGAAAAATCTATAAAATCGTATGATAAGCTAGGAGCAAAACTTAGTAGTATAAATAAAACTACTATCAACATTAAAGATGTAGAAAAACAAATAAAAGAGAATCAAATAAATAGATTCACTACTACTCAAAAATTAGCAGATTTACAAGAAAAACTAAGCGATAGCCAAAAAAGAGAATCAGACCGGTATTTAGGTGCAATAAATGCAAGATCTAAAAAAGAAAAAGAGCTTATAGAAGCTCAAAAAAATGGAAACGCAGTTCAAGTTACGCTATTATCATCTGCTATACAAAGTATAGAGCGACAAATAGAATTAAAAAGCGCTACTTTAAATATAGATCAATTATCTTATGCGCAAGCAAAAAAGTCTGATCAACTTTATGAAGAGACAGAAGGAAGATTAAAAGAACAGTTAGTTACAGAAAAAAAGATAGGCGATTCTATTGGATTTACAGGAAAAACTTTTAAATTATTTGCAGATAAGTTAGGACTAGGAGCAGATTACTATGAAGATATGGTAGTAAAAGCTCGACAATTAGAATTACAAAATAAAAAACTTTCTTTTGGTGATAAATTAGGAGGTTTAGCTAAAGCAGCAGGAGGAGGAATAAAAGAAGCTTTTTCTGATCCTTTAACGCTAATTCCTATATTAGGCGGAGCTATAGGCGGGATAGTTTCAGGTCTTAAGTCAGTTTTTGATTATATTACAGGAATTCAAGATAAGACTGTTAAGTTTGCAAGAGCAATGAATATGTCTACCGAAGAGGCTAGACAGCTTAAAATGGAATTTGCGTCAGTAAACGTAGCAAATGGAGATTTACTTGTAAACACACAAAAATTAGTAGAAGCTCAAATGGATATGGTAAGTGCTCTAGGAGTTACTAATCGAATATCTACTGAGAATCTTGCAACAAACATAAAGTTAAAAGATATAGCAGGAGTAGAAGCTGATACAATAGCTTCTATAACAGAATCGTCTATAATAAACGGAAAGTCTAACGAATCGATAGTAAAGTCTGTATTCGCTCAAGTAAAAGGATTAAAGCAAGCTACTGGAATACAGTTCGAAAATAGAAAGATATTAAAAGAAGCATCAAGTCTTGGAGGAGTTTTAGGACTTCAATTTGCAAAATATCCGGCGCAATTAAGTAAGTCTTTAGTGACTGTTAAAGCTATGGGACTTGAATTAAAACAAGTTGATGCAATAGCAGACTCTTTCTTAGATTTTGAATCTTCGATATCTAAAGAATTTGAAGCTCAATTATTAACAGGTAAAGAGATTAATCTTGCAAAAGCTAGAGAATTATTCTTAGACAATGATCTTGCAGGAGCTGCCGCTGAAATAAATAAACAAGTAGGATCTACGGCTGATTTCTTGAAAATGAATAGAATTCAGCAAGACGCTTTTGCAGGCGCTATGGGAATGAGTAGAGATCAGATGGGTGATATGTTAAAGAAACAAGAGATGTTATCTATACTTGGAGCAAAAGACACTGATAACGCAAGAGAACAACTTAAATTAGGCTTAGCTAAATATAAGAATCAAAAGGCTTTATCAGAAGCCATGGGAGAAGAAAATTATCAAAATTTAGTTAATGCAAGTCTTCAAGAAAAAATTGCAGGTTTTATAGAAAAAATAAAACAGTCTATATCTGATTTTGTTGAAAAGTCTGGAATAATAGGTAAGATAGAAGGACTAATGGAAAAGTTAAGTGATCCAGAGAATATAAGAAAAGTCATAATGGGAGTTAGAGACTTTTTTGCTGGAGCTGTAGAATTCATTGGAAAAGCTGCGTACTATATATTAGAAGGATTAGATTATGTTGCTTTTGGACAAATCCCCGATGCTTTTATAGATAGTATAAAATCAGGAGCAGAAAACATGGGTGCTCAAATTAGATCTATGGGCGGAGACTTAAGTATGACCGCTGCAACAGAAAAAGCAGGAATCGGTGGTGGAGGAGGAGGAACAACACAGACTGCGCCATCAACAAAAATGGGAAGACCTTCTGGAGGAACTACAACTATTAACTTTAATGCTAATGGTAAAACACTACAAACAGTTGTTGTAGATAGTGTATCGCAAACTCCCCAAGAAGAAACCTCAACAGGAAAAATTCCAACAAAGTAGAAAATATTAATAAAAACAAATGCCCTTAATAGATCTAAAAACTAATTTAAAAAGCCTGAAATATGGAAATGATCAACCTGGCGGTGGATCTTCAGGGCTTCCTTATATTCAGACTAAAATGCCGCCTACTAATTTAATAACGCTAGCTGGTCCAGGAAATACAAATCCTATTTTTAGACCAACTAGCACAGGAAATTCTGATTTCCCTATTAGAGGAGGAGACATAGATTTTAACATAGGAACTCAAACTTTTACTATATCAAGCAAAGTAGATAAAGAAAGGATTAAAAAATTCATGAAAGATCCTAAAAGAGGAACTATATTTTTGAATAAGCAGATTGGATTAAACTTATCTAATCCTAAAATAGAAACAGGAAATTCTTTTCAAGTAGTGCCAGGAAGCAATATTATCCCAGGACTCATAGAAAATACGAGAATATACAATAATGGAATAAACACACTTACACAAGTAGGAGTGCAAGGAACTGGAACTCATCTTCCAAGACAAGGAGTATTTCCATTGGATTATGCGTCTAAGTACTATAAAGATATTGTAGGAGCTCAATCTTTATTAAATTCTACAGAAGTAATTAAGATAAATAGACTTTTGATTCTACAAAACCTAAAACTAAATACTTCTGCTACAAGAGCTAACTTAGGAAACATCAACCAGATAAATAAGTTAGGAATTTCTTTAAATAGAAATACTCTTTTTAAGTATCTAGGAGGACCAGGATCTACGTATGGAATAGGTACTACAACTATTAAAAGAGTCGACGATACTTCTCAAGCAGCTATAAAATTTGTCGGTCAACAGTCTATGACCTATGATGATATATTTTCTCAAAATGTAAATAATACAGATCGTAAAACTGGAAAAAGAACTACAAATATTCAAGATTATATTACTAAAGAAAAGATTAAAACAAGAGAAGAATTTTATAATCTAAATATATCAGGCAAAGATAGCGCCAAAAGAACTCCTGATCAAATGAATATGCTAAAATCTTTTCTTTTTGATAATAGTGTAGCTCCTTGGGAAATAAAAAAAGAAGGCACAAAAGATATTATAAAATTTGTATTTGAAGCTATAGAAAATAATAGACCTTCAACTTCTTGGGCTATATTCTTTAGAGCCATGATAAATGGATTCAACGATAGTCATCAAGCCTCTATAAATTCTTTTAAATATCAAGGTCGCGGAGAAGATTTTTATACTTATCAAGGAGTATCAAGAAACATATCTTTCGGCTTTAAAATAGCTGTAGAATCTTCTGATGAATTAAGACCGCTATATACAAAACTAAATCATTTAATTTCTCAAGTCTATCCTGATTATTCTCCTAATTATGGAGTAATGAGAGCTCCTATGATAAGACTTACTATAGGAGATTATCTTTATCGTGTTGCAGGAATGTTAGAAACTGTTAATATTACAATTGATGATAACTCACCTTGGGATATAAATTATTTCGAGAATACTAAACAACTTCCTCAAGTTATCAACGTACAATGTTCGTTTAAACCAATACAAGATTTTGTTCCTAGAAGAGTCAATGCAGTCGATGATGCAAATTTAAACATTCCATTTATAACTAATAGTGAAGAAGACTATTTAAGTTTAGAAGGATATAATCAAATTATAGATCCTGCAAGATTATTAAGAGTAGAAACTGAACCAGCCACTGCAAGAGATCTAGATCCTATAGCAAATATACCAAATCAAATAAGTGGAATTCCTAATTTAGGAAGAGATGCTTTTAGAGATCGTAATATAGCAATAGAATCTAGCGATTAATATATAGTATGAACAGATATCAAAATATAACCTTAACGAAGTATAATAGCACTGGAAGTCAATACTATCTGAACAACATATATCCCGATGTAGAATTTACAGAAGACGATAACTATGTAATAACAACTCTTGGAGATAGGTTAGATATATTAGCAAACAATTTCTATGGAGATCCTAGTTTATGGTGGATAATATCTTCAGCTAATTCTTTGCCGGGAGATTCTTTGTATCCACCAATAGGAATACAGCTAAGAATTCCTACAGATGTTAGAACAATATTAGAATCTTACAAAGTAATTAATATAATAAGATAGTTATGGGATTAGACGGAGGAAGAGTTAGTAATGCGATGGGAGTTCCAATAAATCAATGGATCATAAATCAATTAAATGAAAGATCCAAACAGATAAAAGCCACTCCAAGAGATACAGATAATTTAATCTATCAAGCTAATAAAACCGCTTGGATAAGAATGGTGTCTTCAGTAGATATAGATAGCGCCGTAGATCTAAAATACTATGATGAATTAGTAACAGGTATAAAAGATAAAGCTGACTTAGCCAAAAAATTCGTATTACAAGGAGGAAGTTCTATCTATAATGATCAGAACGGTAAAGTTTCTTATCAACAAAGAGGAGGATTATCTGAAGCTTACAACGTAGCAGGAAATAACGAGATCTTAGAGTACGGATATCGTCCAATGCCAGGTATAACTAGCGTTAAAGTTACTACTCAAGGTAAAATGGGATCTTTAAGATCTGCAGATATTCAAATTAAAGTTTGGGATAAACATCAGCTAGATATAATAGACGCTCTATTTTTTAAACTAGGGTATACTATGTTTTTAGAATGGGGTCACACAAATTACTATGATGCTAATACTGGAACATTAGAACAAAGCGAAAATTTTAGCATTAATCCTTTTTCTGAAGGTTTAACAAAAGAAAAAATATTTAATCGCATATCTAAAAACGTAATAGAATCTCAAGGCAATTACGATGCAATGTTGGGAAT